ACTAGAATTAATACGTTATAATAACGTATGACATTAAAACTCACAAAACGAATTGGCATGTTGGTTGCCAGAAATAACTTTGTATATCGAGGTGTCGGGGCCTATGCCAAAAGCATTATAGATTGGGCACTGGCACAGGGCTATCACATTGACATTATATCAGATGCGGCTGTTAGAAATAATGGTCTGTTTGATCAATATCAAGGTCTTGTACAATGGATACAACCAGATGAAACATTTGATGACAAGGTTTATAAAGAACTAAGTTCATTCTCAAAACCATTTGATACTGCTCTAAGTCTCAACTTTAGAAATTCTTTGGTCAAGGCTCTACGCAGACACACATATGATTTGATCATTACCAACGTGGGAGAAGCATTGGATGCTGTGACCAGTATAGGCGTACACAAGTACTGCACAGTGTTGCATCCAACACATCATGAATCTGAAGCAGGATTGACTGTTAAACATGATATATTCTCGCCCGGAGTCACTGATCACTATCGTGCATTGTGTAATTTACCAGATGTGCATCTTGCTTGCCAAAGTGATTGGGTATTTGATAATGCCATCCAACAATACAGCACCAAAGATGCCGCAGAATTGGTTGTTGTATCTCCATTGGTACCCGAACCAGAGCTGTTGAATTTTGACACATTGCCCACACAACGTTGGGGTGTGGGATTTGTTGGACCATGGGAGCCAAGAAAAAATCCCGAGTCATATATTGATGCTCTTAAAAAATCAGGACTGCCCGGAGTTGTATTGGTACCATCCGATACCAGTGCCAAAAAGTTTAAAGAACGTTTTGAAAAAGAAGGCATAGAATACAAGATACATGTGGGAGTAACTGGCAAAGTCAAGACAGAAATCATACAAAGTCTGGCGGCGGCATACCATCCAGCAGTAAGTGAAACATTTGGATTGGGTGCTTTGGAAACTGCACATACTTGCCCAACTGTGCTGTTAAAGAAAAATGATTGGAGTCATGCACATTCAGACTATACATTGATTGTTGATGAAGATCAAGTGCCCGAGTTACTCAAACAAGTATATGGTGCCGGTGTTGATAAAGAATTACAAACCCAATTGCTTGAACGTCACAACACAATTAGCCAAGAGCTGTGTACACTAGTTCAAAGAGACATCACTGACAAAGTGCCCAAGAACAATTTCTATACTGAATTAGAAAAGACTGGCTTGGTCAAGCATGAAGACTTTACACAAAGTCAAGCATCGTTTTGCACAGATGAAATTTACAAAATGTTAAAAATTCCCACTATAGGCAGTGTGGAAATATTACACAGTTATAACGAAACATATTATAGAAACAAGGGCAGTGATCTGTTACCAGATAAATCTGCAAACCCCTTGGCTAATTTATTCAGTTTTGAATAAACTTGTCTTTTCACTTGCTTTTACCAATATCAACATATATAATTACATTATTCAACAGGAGAATCTATGAGCGACTATAACCGCAGTTTTAATGGCGATGCCAAAATCAAATTAACACAATTGATCAATGAAGGCATGCAAGTGCTACATGAAATTGACACACTCAGTGAAGGACTTAATGAAACAGTCAAAGCCATCGCTGAAGAATTAGAAATTAAACCTGCTACACTAAAGAAGGCAATTAAAATTGCACACAAGGCCAAGTTGGGCGAGACTAATCGTGATCATGACGAATTGAATACTATTCTTGAAACTGTTGGCAAAACACTTTGAGACAAACATTTACAGAATGGCGTAGTTCTTTTGCAACATATGTTCGCAATGACTTCAACGAGTATCCTCTAAGATTTTGTTTAGAGATGTTGGGATGGGTCATATCCATCGGTTGTAGTTTGACCTATGCCATCATGGTGCCCAATTTGCCATTTGTACCATTGTATGCCGCATTTATATCAGGATGTTTGATCATGGCATGGTGTGCGTACACACGTGGTAGTTTTGGCATACTGGGCAACTATTTGATATTGAGTGTTATTGATTCAGCTGGATTAATAAAACTTATTGTACAAACAAATTGATAAGTAATAATAGCGTCGTTCACTTTACGAACATGTATCATGGCATACCAGCCACAAATGGAGAATTATGAGCTACGTTGACGCCCTCTTTGATCGGCAAAAAGATAGAATTCACGTCGTGGAACGTGTTAATGGCGAGCGAGTATATCGCGACTATCCGGCAGACTATATCTTTTATTATGATGACCCCCGGGGAAAATTTCGCACAATTTACGATACTCCTGTTAGCAGATTCAGTACTCGTAACAGTAAAGAATATCAAAAAGAACTTAAATTAAATTCTAACAAACGTATGTGGGAAAGTGACATTAATCCCATACATCGTTGTTTAGAAACCAATTACATGGGCATAATGTCGCCCCGATTGCAAACAGCATTTTTTGACATTGAGGTAGACTTTGACCCCGTTAAGGGTTATAGTCGTCCCGACGATCCATTTAATCCAATTACTGCATTCTCTGTTTATTTAGATTGGATGGATAAATTAGTCACCTTGGTTGTGCCTCCCAAAACATATTCGTGGGACAGTGCTCAAGAGATCTGTAGTAAATTTGAAAACTGTTATCTGTTTGAACGTGAAGAGGATATGCTGGATACATTCCTTGATCTAGTACAGGATGCAGACATATTAAGTGGATGGAACAGTGAGGGATTTGATATTCCCTATACTGTGATGCGTATTACCAAAGTGTTGAGCAAGGATGACACCAGAAGATTGTGTTTGTGGAACCAATTGCCCAAACAGCGTATGTTTGAACGTTATGGTACAGAAAGTCTAACATTTGATCTATTGGGTCGTGTGCATTTAGACTATATGCAACTGTATCGCAAATATACATATGAAGAACGACATAGTTATAGTTTGGACGCCATTGGCGAGTACGAGCTAGATGAACGTAAAACTGCCTACGAAGGCACCTTGGATCAGTTGTATAACAAAGACTTTCCAACGTTTATCAAATATAACAGACAAGATACCATGTTGTTGGCAAAACTAGATCAGAAGTTACGATTCCTAGATCTTGCCAATGAACTTGCACACGATAACACCGTGTTGTTACAGACCACAATGGGTGCGGTTGCTGTAACTGAACAGGCTATCATTAATGAAGCCCATCAACGTGGTATGGTTGTTCCAAATAGAAAGGGAAGAGATGATCAAGGAGAAACGCAAGCCGCAGGTGCCTATGTTGCTTACCCCAAAAAAGGCATGCACGAATATGTTGGTGCAATCGACATCAACTCGCTCTACCCCTCGGCTATTAGAGCCCTTAACATGGGACCAGAAACCATTGTTGGGCAACTCCGAACGGTAATGACCGATAGGTATATTGCAGACAAAATGGCCGCAGGTTCAAGTTTTGCAGATGCTTGGGAAAATATGTTTGGTACACTAGAGTATCAGGCTGTTATGGAATGTAAGGCGGGAGTTGAAATCACTATTGATTGGGAAGATGGCAATCAGACTTCACATACTGCCACAGAAGTATGGAAGATAATTTTTGAAGGTAATCAGCCATGGACACTGAGTGCAAATGGCACAATATTTAAATACGATATGAAAGGTATTATTCCTGGACTATTAGAAAGATGGTATGCAGAAAGACAAGAACTTCAAGGGAAAAAGAAAACCGCAGAAACTGCTGAAGACAAGGCGTTCTGGGACAAACGCCAACTCGTTAAAAAAATTAATCTCAACTCCCTTTACGGGGCAATCCTCAACCCCGGTTGCAGGTTCTTTGATAAGCGTATTGGCCAGAGCACGACGCTTACTGGTCGGATCATCGCCAAGCACATGGACAGCTTCGTCAATGAGGCAATTACAGGCCAATATGACCATGTTGGCGAAAGCATTATCTATGGCGACACGGACTCCGTATACTTTAGTGCGTGGCCGGCAATCAAAGAAGAAGTAGCCGCAGGGCGTATGGAGTGGAATAGAGAAATTTGTGTTCAACTCTATGATGCCATTGCTGACCAGTGTAATGAAAGTTTT